AACGGAAATCAACAGGTTTTGAAATTGGAGCTTTGTCAGACCTATCTTCTAAGTAACCGCTAACGACAGGAGACATTTGTCCTTTACCAAAATCATCGTAAGGTTGGAATCTAAAATAGTACCATTTCTTTCTTTCGATAGTTGAACTTGAAAGTCTGATGGTATTTGAATAAGCTCTAGTTTCATTAAGACCTTGTTCTTTGTGGAGGTTTTTGAAATCAGTTGTATCTGGCGTAAAACCAACAGTATCTCCACTATATATATCTACTTTATATACATCTTTATTTGATGTTGGAGAATAGCAGTTAAATACTAATTCGTTATATGAAACAGCTTCTGGAAATACTGTAATATGTAATCCAGAGAATCCTACTTTGTTATTTGGTACTTGAGTTAAGTCAGCGTCACCAAATGTTCCATCGTTTAATTTAAATAATTCGCGGCCTTCATTAAGTCCGTATTGGCTGTAATGTTCTTGACCCCAAACTTCCTTTGAAGTTGATTTATTAACGTTGTTGTCGTAATATTTAGCCAAATCTTCGTAGTAATTTACGTAGGCAGTATAATCTGGATCAGATCCTCTATAATTTACCGTGATACCATCGCCAACTGGTCTTGCGTTAACGTTTCTAACAGAACCTTCCGCTACTCCGTTAAATCCATCAGCAGATTTAAACGCTTCTACAATATTTTCGTATGCTATTTCTCCTGTTTCACTCCTCATCAATAACGAATCAGCTCCTCTAATTCCAGAGCCAGTGATCACGTTATCGTAACCACTATTCCATACAGCTAGTTTAACTCCATCTACGTTTCCGAAGAATCCCGATAATACGTAATAAGGAGAATCTTGAAAAGAATCAATGACTTGAATATTAGTATATTCTGGCAATACATTAAAAGATTTATATTTACCGTAACTATCTAAGTTATTTACTCCTTTAACTGTCACTCTTAAAGAAAGATTTCTTGTTGGGGCCACATTTTTATAGTCAACCGTTTCTCTGCTTGTTAATCTTTTATTAGCATCTTGGTCAATTCTATAAGATAACCCTTGATAATTTTCCACGGTTTCTAAAACGTTATCGCCTTTATCTAATACTTCAACTTTTACATTCGGCGGGAACGACATAAAAGGATTGTTTCGCATTTTTTCCACAGTAGAGATAACTCCTCCTGTTGGATCTATATACTTCCATCTAAAAGTAACATCAGAAGAGGTAAAGTTACCTTGTCCATATCCAACTAGTTCTTCTGGTTCAGCTGGATCATCTTCTCTTGGATACCAAATAACATTATAGCTTAAGCTCTTTACGTCAGCTGTATCCACTTTCATTCCAGTGACTAATACTCGATCTACTGCGTGACTTCCATTATTATTAACTACCAAAGTAGAATTAGGAAGAACGTGGAATGTTTTAGAAGCCGCAGAACGAGACAAGAATTTATATGGCGCTTTTCCTTGCGTGTAAACATCAATATCGTATTGACCATAAATATCGTTAATTGGAATACCAGTATTTAACGCTGTTTTCGGAACGAAATAAAATTCAGTCAAAGCTGAATCGTGAGTAGTAGAATAATCTGGTCTGCTAACATATATTTTATATCCAGTAAAATCAGCAACATCAGTTGTTGAAGCGGTCCAAGATAAAGAAATTCCTGTTCCTCCGTGAATACCATTGTAAAGCAGGTTAGTTGGCTCTTCTGGTTTTAGAATAATATCGTAAGGTGATTTTACATAGATAGTAGATGAAGTATCATCAATTTCTCTTTCTACATAGTCTTCTTTGTTTGGATGATATTCTAGTCCAACAATACCGTAAAGATTAGCTTCTTCTTCTTTTGTAGCGATTGTCTTATAGAATTTAGGCTCAACACCAGAGCCGCTTAATACATAAAGACCGCCTGGTTCTAATGAGTTTAAGTTTTGCGGACTTGTGCTCAAGTCTAAATTATAGAATCCAATTGGATAACCAGTTCCGTAAATTAATCCGCTGTAACCAATTCCATCAATTTCTGCTAGATTTCTAAGATCGGTTTGACCTAAAGCGCCCGGTCCTTCGTACATTTCAATTCCAATAGAATTAAATGCGTCAACAACATGAGCTGTTGTTAAAGCTGTCGAAACAAGAACTTTGTTTTTTCCAAAGAAGTCTTTAGGAAATCCTACTGTAGAGTAACCTAAATTACTTCCAAGCGACCATTTTGAAAAAGTGGGCGTGGCTGATAAATAATCATCAGTAAAACTAGCAGATGAAACATGATCTACTTTTGCGTAGTATGGTTTTGAATCTACCTGAACATAAACTCCTCTTTTGTAATTCGTCCCAGTCTTCCAAGCAGAAAAACTAGATTGTTGCTGATTACCAATATCTGCTTGAACTATTGTATAGTATGGTTGGAGCTTACTCATTGCTAGCAAGTCTCTGTATATAAACTTGATACTACCAATATCGCTTAATGTTTTGGATGCTCTTTCTAAAATTCTGCTTCCGCCTTTAATAAAAGCGGCGCAATATCCGAAAGCAGAAGAAGATCCGTTATGTGATTTTCCAATTTTAAATACTTCTGTTGCTGCGTAAGTATTCCAAGTGGCGCTTGGAGTAAATGAATTACTAATTTGTGATCCATTTGAAAGAACAATGATAACGTCTCCGTTAGAGGCTCCTGTAAATACTGCGTGGCTCCATAAGTCATTCAATGAAGATATTGCAGATCCAGTAATTAAAGCTCCAGCAGAACTTAATCTTACCGCTCTAATTTCTGAAGTGGCAGTAGCTATTGAAGAATTATTAACCGTCACTTCGCTTGTTGTGCCAATTCCATAAGAAACAACTCCAGTCCAAGTTCCTACTGAGTCAATAATTTGACCATATGTTGCTGCTCCAACTGTATCTATATCTATTTCTAAGCTAGAGAATACGCCAGATATATTACTGAATGTTAAAGAATCCCATCTTGGATTTCCAGAAGCGATTGTATTAGCTGGAAATTGATAAGGAATTCCACTTAAAACCGTTTGTCCTTGAGTTGGCGATCCCGATATTCTTTCTTCGATTGCGTGAACGTCAACGATTGCAGACTTCAATAAGAATTCTCCTGTAACAGTAATTACAGAACCATATCCAGCATTATTATAGCCAGATATATTAAGCTTCTTCACTTGAGTTTGGCGTCTTGCTCTAATTTGTTCAAGCGTACCTGTGAATCCTCCATCTGCACCTGTCAAAGCGTTCAAGTCTGAAACAGCGTAATTTCCAGATGGAATGTGAACATAGATTCCAGAATCCAAACCGTCTTTAAACTCGCCATCAACTTTGATTGTCGAAGCATTAGCATCAACCTCCAAGATACGCCCGAATGTTCTCGCAACGTTTCTAATCTCGTCGCTTACGGTGAACAAGTCGCCGGGCTGAAGATAAGCCGCTTCCAAGCCTCCAACAAAGCTAACCGTATCAACCTCAAATATAGAGGTGCTAATGACGTATCTGCCAATTCTCTTTGCTTCTGATCTAGAAGTGCAACCAGCGGCGTTGATTTTAAATGGATTTAAACCATATTTTCTGATACCATCAGTATCTTCAATGTATTCGATTTTTGTTTTGTAAGAATCGTATCTATCGTTATAAGTCACTTCAACAGAAGTGTAACGCATATTTCTTGCTGTTTCTGTATAGTTAAATACTCCGTCCTTAACAGACGAGTTGCTGAAATTCATTAACTGTTCTTTTGGTCTATCAACAAAGAATGAGAATCCTTCTGTGTTCCAAAATACAATCCCTTTAAAGATTGCGGCAATATCTTTTAGAATATTATAAGCTTGATCTTTGTTATAGAAGATGATATTACAAGTATATCTCGGTTCCAATCCACCTTGACCATCTGGCACACCTTTAAATCTTCCATCATCATCAACAGCATCGCAGTAACGACCAATATCGTAAAGGTTCCACTTATCAACAGAAGACGAATCAATATAATTACCTAAACCATAATTAGGATCAGTAATGATGTCATATAAAACCCAAGCAGGATTATCTGTCCAACCAATCTTAAATGTTCCGTCCCAATTACCATAGTAAATTTTATTGCTATCGTAGAAATTAGAATCACAAAACTGACTTAATTTAGAATCAGCGTCATTAATCATGCAGAATTTTCCGCCGCCAGTGTCTTCCGATAATTCTCTTAACGTTCTCGTTCCACTGAAATTTTGATCGCTATGTAAATAATAAAAGTTAATGCAGTTTTCTCTTGCGTGAGATAATAAAGTATCATACGTTTCAGGAGACATTACTTCTGGAACTGTTCCAGAAAAATAAACTACTTTTCTTACTGTATTTGTCCAAAGATGTTTTGTAACATTAGCTTCAGAAGCTTTTCCTACTTGATCGCTAATACTGAACTGACTCTTTCTTAAAAAGAAATTTGCGATAACGGTTTCCGCAATATTTTCGCTAGCAACTGTAATTTTTTTAGAAAAATCTAAAGCATCATAAAGCTTCTTATATAAATTGGTTTGATTAGCTCCTGTAGAATCTGGTGTTTCAACTTCTGTAAAGGTTTCGTCTCCGCCATAAGCTCCAAAATATGATACCGAATCTCCTGTTGATTCGTTGATTACATAAGAACCACTCGCTTTTGTTTCCCAAATAGAAAATCTTACATACTTGTAGCCAGAAATGATTTTTGCGATCATATCTTTCAAGTTTCTACTTAAAAGAGAACGTGTAGCAAAATCCATATTTTGATCTACCATAAAGATAACATCTAAATCATTTGGATTTCCATCATAATCTGGATTAGCGTAAACATAACGACGGTCCAAACCGTTACCGCCTAAAGGATAGTAATTAGAAGGAATCTTTACTTTCTTCATCTTTACATCATATTCTCTTTTAGGAGGACTAGAGAACGTTCTTGAATCAAATTTTAATCCAGCGTGAGCTGTCATTGGATACGAGAAACTTCTATCGACAATCTCAATAACTGACTCTACGCTAAGATCTCTTTTAACTAGTGGGGAAATAGTTTCTGGCGTTATCTTCTCGATAGTTAAATATCTATCTCTGCCATTAAACGAATCAGGCAATACAATTTCTTCATTATCAGCAGCTATAGATACTGATACTGGATCAACTGGTCCATTTGCTCCGCCTTGATTATTAGGTTCGTTTGGGTCGTCTGACATAAATTATTATATTTTATTGCGCTGTTATTGCAAATGTTCTAATGTTATTTGTTGCGTTTCCACCAGTGGCGGTTAAAACCACCATAGCGTTGTCTGGCGAAGTTGCGTTTACATAAATAGAATGACTTCCAACTGCCAGTTTA